TTACTCAGCGACGCATGTTACATGCGTTGTTGATATTCCTAACGCGCTAGGCCGGTATTATGGCACTCTCGCAAGAAACGAAAGCGGCGGGACATTTGGAGGAACGTTAGAACTCAGTTCGAATTTGTGTTATGTGCGTAGCAATCCAAACGGTTACACAGACATAAGAGCGATCAACATTGAAACGGCTGGTGATGACCAGGTAACGACGATGCGAAACAATGGTTCATTTGGATTTGGAACGGCGTTGGCGGACAGGCTATATCAGGTTGAGAGCGCAACAAAAACATATGGCGATACAGATTGGGGCTCTGGCGATTTAACCGGCGTTAACCCAAATTTTGTTGATCACAATCGAAGTTTAGCAGCATGGCAGAATACCCAAAATGGTGGCGGCGATGCAGAAGACGCGATTGATTTTGCGTTGCGTATAAATGGTTATGATTCTGTTGCAGAAGACCAGGGCGGAACCCTCAGCGGTTTTTTAGTAACAAATTTGATTGATTGGGTGATGGGTGGTTTCGCTCCTACTGCTTCAGAATATGAAGCATCAGCACACGATGGCGGCACAATGGGTGCTGTTGCGTTTGTTAGTTCAGGGTCTGGAGGCGGGAGCAGCGTTATCAAACTTGAGTTTATGGGCATATTTGAGGATTACTAAATGATCAAACTTAAAAAGGTTCCAATTGATTTTACTGTAACAGCAGGCGGCGCCTACACAGCGGAAATCCCGATGACACAAGGGTTTTTGTACAAGGTATTTTATCGGGCAGGCACTTTGGACACGGGAGTAGATATAACGCTCACATCAAAAGACACTAGCGAAACCTTGTTTGCACTGACCAACGCAGGTACAAGCAATCTCACAAAGTACCCGCGCACACTACAGCATTTAAACACTGACGGTACCGCCCTCACTACACATGACGCACCACTACTCGACGGCCCTGTTAACATCACAGTCGCCCAGGGTGGTAACGCCACAAGTGGCGGCATCGTTTTGTACGTATTGCAATAACCACACATTGAGCAGGTATATCCTGATATGGCAAAAACAAGAGCACAATCAAACAGAGCTATCCGGCAAGAGAATCTCAGAGAGTGGTTGAGCGAAAAGTGCACAGCTCAGCATTTTGTTGATAATCTTGAAAAAATAGAAGGGCTTGACCCCGAGTCTGATACATTTGGTAACGAGCTTGCAAAGTACAAAACAGCCAACGAACAAAGACTAAAGGTTATGTGTAAGTACCTGCCAGACCTCAAGCAGACAGAGCTTACTGGTGATGGCGGAGACGAGCTGACAATCACCAAGATAGTGAGAACCATTGTCGATCCTAAATCGTAAAGTAGCACGATGCTTTGTGCCATTGTTGGAGCCAGCACGATACAAGGGAGCCTATGGCGGGAGAGGTTCAGGCAAGTCACACTTCCTAGCTGAGCAGCTTATTGAGGACTCTCAATATTACAAAGGTCTGAACTCGGTATGTGTACGTGAGGTACAGAAGACGCTAAAGCATTCAGCCAAGAAGTTGCTGCAGGCAAAAATCACTGAGTTTGGGCTTGGCGAGAAAGACGGATTCAAAATATTCAACGATGCGATCAAGACGCCGGGTGATGGTGTTATATTGTTTCAGGGTATGCAGGATCATAACGCCGAGTCTATCAAATCACTGGAAGACTTTAATCGCGCATGGATCGAGGAGGCTCAAACATTAAGCCAGACCTCATTAAGATTGCTAAGACCGACTATTCGAGCTGATGACTCGGAGATATGGGCAAGCTGGAACCCGCGAAGAAAGATCGACCCGGTTGATGTTATGTTAAGGCAAGGCACAAGACCTACTGGCGCGGTGGTAGTGAGGGCCAACTGGTCAGACAACCCATGGTTCCCGGACGTACTTAATCAGGAGAGGCTTGATTGTTTGAGGGATGACCCGGATCAGTACGACCATATATGGGAAGGTGGTTATGTCAGCGTTATTGATGGCGCTTACTTCTGCAAGCACATCGCGGAAGCGCGGAAGGAGAACAGAATAGGAATTGTAAACCCGGACCCGCTCATTAAGTACCGGGCATTCTCTGATCTTGGTGGGACAGGTGCAAGGTCTGATGCGTTTGTGTTCTGGGTGGCGCAATTTGTCGGCCTTAATGTAAGGGTTGTGAATTACTACGAGGCACAAGGACAGCCGCTGTCAGCGCACTTAGCATGGCTTGCAGAAAACGGGTATACTCCAGCGAATACGGGCATATGGTTGCCTCATGATGGTGAAACACATGACAGGGTATTCGACGTATCATTTGAATCGGCGTTTAGCCAGGCTGGCTTCGAGGTTGAGGTCATACCGAACCAGGGTAAGGGCGCTGCAAAGCAGCGAGTCGAGGCGGCAAGACGACTGTTTCCATCGATATACATTGACGAACGCAAGTGTGAGGCAGGGCTAGAGGCTTTGGGCTGGTATCACGAAAAGAAAGACGAGCACCGAAATGTGGGGTTAGGCCCGGAGCACGACTGGTCATCCCATGGCGCTGATGCATTTGGATTAATGTGCGTGGCTCACCAGCCGCCACAACAAGCAGGAATAACCCGCATCAAGAAACGAGGCTGGGGCGGAAGATGAACTACGAAGACCACGCAGAAGTACTCAAGTGCCTGAAGGCAGACCAGGACGCTGAAGAAGACTTGCGCGAGCAAATTGACGAAGAGGTCAAGTTTCTGCACCACCCGCAAGGGCAGTGGGAACCAGCAATCTGGAATGAATTTGACGGTCGCCCTCGCTACACGTTTGACCAGATGAAACCGGCTATATCAAAAGCATGGGCGGAGATGGCAGCCAATGAGTACGCAGCCGAGACCCAGCCTATAGGCGGTGGTGCAGATGAGGATATAAGTAACATCTACGATGGGTTGATTCGTAACATCTATAATGTGAGTTGCTTTGATGACATAAGCACCAAGGCCGGTAAGCGCATGATTGCCGTGGGGTTTGGGTGCTGGAGGGTGCGAACAAAATTCATTGGCGAAGCATTTTATCAAGACCTAGCGCTCGAACCGATAGGCGATAGCCACCGCAGGGTATGGTTTGACGCATCAAGCGAGATGCAGACTCGAGAAGATTCCAATCACGTACACGTGCTGGCGCAAATCATCCAGGATCAGGCGAGCAAGAAGTGGAAGAAGCGCGAAGGGGTATTTGAGAGTGTAGACTCCCAGCGATCCAGCGAAGGCTACAGCTACAAACCACAGGACATGGTGACTGTAGGTGAAATCCTATATAAGAAACCCTACGAGAAAACCATCTACCTGCTGAACGACGAGGAAGGCACGGTCACCGATGACGAGGGTCTGGAAAGGCTTGGCGTAAACCCTCAAGACGCAAACATGATTGCCGGAAGCAGAGAGGCGACTTGCTTCAAGGTCTACTCTCGCAAGTACGACGCAAAGGGCTGGCTGGAAGATGAGAAGGAAACGGTATTTAATTTACTCCCGATCATCCCTGTTTACGCCAACTTTGATATTAACGAAGGCAAGGTCACATACGAGGGATTGGTACGTAACCGCATGGACGGACAGCGGGTTTTTAACTACGTGGAGTCAAGGAAGGTCGAAGAGTCTGTGCTGGCTCCGCGCGCCAAGATCTTTATGGATAACCGTGTTGCCCAAGGCTACGAAGACGATCTAGCGGATTTAAACCGCGACCCGAGAGCTGTGCAGCTATTTAATGGTGCTGCCGCTGACAAGATTGGTCATGCATTTGGGCCTATGCAACAGCTTGGAGGCGCGCAGGTCAACCCTGCACTCTCCGAGCTATCACAAGACATGATCCGCAATATGCAGCTCACTACAGGTCTACCGAACGAGCTGGAGATGTCGCAGACTGCGAAGAACGACAGCAACTGGCGATTTGATCAGCGCAACTCTATGGGACAATTGGGTACGTTTGAGTACTACCGAGGCCAAAAAGTCGCACTTGAATACACGGCCAAGGTTTTGCTTAACGCCATTCCCCGCGTTTACGACACTGACAGAAAGATCCGCACAGTCGATGAGGCTGGCCAAAGCTCAGAGGTCAGGGTTAACTACAAGGACCCGATGGGCAAAATGATCAATGATTTAACTGCAGGTAAATACGACATTACTATCAAGATTGGCCCGTCATTTGAGTCAAGGCAACACCAGGCAAACACTGCAATTCTTGAGCTTGGCGACCGCGTACCTGAGGTGTTGGCAAGAAACACCGACATTGTGGCGTCCAACATTGACGCACCTGGTATGAGGCAGGTATCAGACCGTGAGCGCGCTATCCTGATGAAACAGGGAGTTATCCCTGAATCGCAATGGACAGACGAAGAGCGCGAGCAGGCGCAGGCAGCCGCACAACAACAGCAACAGCCCGATCCTGCTACAATGATAGCCCAGGCAGAATTGCAGAAGTCGCAGACAGAGGCCGAGACCGCACGATTTAAGGCACTTGAGGCCCAAGCCAAGCTAGAATTGCAAAAATCAAGACAGGACAGCGATACCAACATCCAGGCCATCAAGCTTGAGATGGAAAAAATGCGCAATGATTACCAAAATCTCAGGGATATGGCAGCAGCGGCCAAATCATTGGCTGAGGCAGGCAATACTCTAGAGCAACGAGTCGTAGATAAAGCGGAGAGCGAGATATGACACTGTACATCAAGCCTAACGGCGTAAAGATCAACGTGAACGAGAAGTTCGAGCCCAACATTACTGAGGCTGAACGCCTTGGCTGGAAGAGCTACGAGGAAGTCCAGCGCGAAGAGATTCGCAAGGAGCTGGAATTGGAAGCCGCAGCAAGGGATAAGATCAAGGACGAGGAGCGCGAAAAGATGGGCGAACCCAAGCGCAAGCGCCGAACCAAAGCCGAGATTGAAGCTGATGAGCTTGCAGCGAAAGGCGAACAGGAATAAACTATCAACCAATTGAGACCGTTAGGTTATGACTATGAATGAATCTGCATTGACAGATATTGAGATTAAAAAACCGGAAGTACAACCAGAGCCACAGGAAGAGGCAAAACCTGAAAAGCAGGTAGACAGCACCTACATTGACTATAACGAACTGCCAGAGAGCGTTCGGCCCAAGGTGCAATCAAGAATTGATGCAGACTTTCGCAAAAACAAGGAATTGGAACGACAATACCAGGCGGAGAAGGAAGCCAAGCGAAAGCTGGAAAAGGAGCTGTTAGAACTGCGCAAACCGAAGGACGTGACACCACCTGAAGATGATATGTGGATACGCGACCCGGAAGCAGCGAGACAGCAGCAACAAGCTTATCTCGACACCATGCAAAAGAAACAGGCATGGGAGTACGACCAAAAGAATTTTGAAGAGTCCCAGAAACGGGAAACTGAGCAGCAACAAAGAGAGCGAATAGGTAATTTTTACCAGAAGGCACAGACTGCCGGATTACAACCGCATGAAGTCGCAATGGCGGCACAGATTGTAGACCAGCAAATCAGACCAGAGGTAGCCGGGTTCCT